TATTGAACAGGAACCCCGTCTCTAACCACAGGATCTCTCCGTCGTCCGCCGCGGAAAACGGAACGCTGTCGAACGTCGCCGTGAACGTCCCGATGTCTCCGCCCTCCCAATAGGCGAACAGTAGGTCCGTCCCGTACTCGTTGATATCCTGATTCGGAATTTTCGCTAACTCGAACGTACCGATATCGGAGGACCAATTCGAGAGGTCGTCCCCGGTATGGACGAGGACGGGGGTTTGCGGCTGGACCTTTCGGTTCACCATTTCCCGGACGACCGCCCCGCTGTCCATGTCGTAAAATGGGCGGTGGACCTCGACGAATTGAAGTTCCTCGCGTTTGTCCCGGGCGGTGAGGTTCAGCCGTATGTTTCGGTCGCCCGACGGAGGTTTCTTTTCGAGGTAGCCGGTCCAGACAGTCGCCCCGTCGCGTTTGATTATGACCTCCTCGCCGTAACTGAACGCCCGATTAGAGGAGTTGTTCTTTACCTCTATCTCCGCCTCGCCTATCTCCTCCGTGTCTACGCCGTTGAAATTCACGTCGAACAGCCCGTCCACGGGAGTCCCGCCGATAGTGACACTAAAACTCATGGTTCAGGCTATGAAAGCGTCGAGGTAGGTAAATTCGAGTGTGAACTCGTAGGACCCCGCGCCTATCTCCGGGTCCTCCGCGTTCTCCGTCGCGTCTACCTGTGTGATAACGCCCTGAATAGGCGACCTCGCGCCCCATGTGAGAGTGTCGAACCCGTCGGTTGAGTCGAACCCCCACTCTTTGCCCGCCCGGTCGAGTTCCCGTTCCATGCCTAAATCATGGTCCGAGTAGGACCCGCTGTTCGGGTATTGGTCGGGGTCTATATCCTGAATCACTCCCTCAACGACGAGGGTTTCCTTATCAAAGACGAGTTTTCCCCCGACGACCTCGCGGAGGGCGGACACTATGGAGTCCGTTACGAGTCCGTTCGAGAACGACTTTTTGACTTTCGTCCCTTTGAGGTCGAACTCCTCCGACCCGTCGTTCCGAGTGAGTTTTATGCCGTCTATCGTAGCCATGGTTATCTACTCCCCGCGAGGTTCGCCGTTGAGGACCCTATCTCCGCGTCTATCATAGCCGCTAACTCTCGGAGGGTAGACCGGTCTACCTTCGAGAGGTCGAGGGTTTGGTCCCCTATCTCTATGTCGAACGTTTGTTCCACGTCGCCGGATCCGTCGCTGGACGAGGCGGGCTGTCCCCGGTCGGGTTGTTTCGCCGCCTCAACGAGGCGTTCGGGGATAACCGCCTCGCCCTTGTGGACTTTCGCTAACCCGTCGGACTGAATAGTTCCGCCGGAGTCCAGCCCGACCGCGTTCCCGATACCGGACACTACGTCTCCGCCCGTGTCCACAGCGCCCCCGACGAGTCCGCCCGCCTGTCCCGCCGCCTCGCCCGCGAGGTCGGACCCGGGAATAGAGTCCGCCGCCTCTCCCGCCGCGTCCGGGATAGCCATAATCTTGTCTACGATACTGTCTACGACGCCGAAAATCCAGTTTTTGAACCCGGTCCAGCCCTGTCTAAGCATGTCGAAACCGTCCTCCCCGACGGAGACTATCCGGCCTATCTGCCGGTCCCACGCCCCTATGAACGTGTCTACGACAGCCCGGGCGCGACGGAACCCCTCGTCGAACCCGCCCTCAACGAACCCGGAGATAAAGCCCCCGAACACCGCGAGAGGGCCGACCGCGAGAGACAGCATTTGTAGGAGTCCGTCCCGGACCCACCCGGGGAGGACGTTCCCGACCCACGCCCCAAAGTTCCGAACAGCGTCCAGCGCCCCGGTTACGGAGAGGATCCACACTCCGAGGGTCCCTATCGCTAACCCGATAGCCGCCCCGAACGCTAAAGCGCCCGCGGACCCCGCGGCTAACCACCCGACGAACCCGGAGACGTAGCCCGCCGCGGTTCCTAACGCGCCGGAGGCGACCCCCGCCGCGGTCGCCAGCCCGGAGGTCGCCGCGGTCGCTACGGTCATAGCCCCGCTGTAGGCATACGCCGCGGTCCCCGCGACGGAGAACGAGGACGCCGTAAAGAACAGCGTCGAACCCAAAAGAGACTGTGCCACGTCCAGCGCCCCGGTGAGAAACGTAGATCTCCCCGTTTGTTCGTTCGCGTCCGCTGTTGAGTCCGCGTAGTCCTCTTGTGCGGACGCCGCCCCGACAGCGGACCCCGCGACGGACTCCATGGAGTCGCCCATAGAGTCCGCCGTGTCCGCCGCCTCGTCGCCGCCTTGAACGGAGGCGACCCAAAACACCTCTCCTATGCGGACCATGCTACTGTCTCCGCTTTGCCTTTCGTTCCGCCTCTCGACGCGCCTCCTCTTTCGCCTCCGCCTCCATTTCCTGTAGCGTGTTAGACATGGTTAGGTAGTCCGTAACTTCTCGTTCTGTGAGTCCACGCCTGTCCACCTTATGAGTCTTAGTTACGGAGTCCGGGTCCGGGAGGTCGCCTATCACATGGAGAACGAGGGCGACGACGAGAGACGCCGCGACGGGCGTCGCGTGTCCCGTCTCGACAGCCGCGAGGAGTCCGAGGGCCACACTACACGCTATGGAGAGTCGGACTGTGCGGGGCGTGAGGCGGGCGAGAGACGCCGCTATATCATGCCTCTCCTCCTCAACCTCAACGACCGCCTCGTAGCCGCGGAGATCCGCGACCGAAAACCCCTCTTGAACGAGGAGGAGTTCGACGAACTCCCGACTCCATGTGAGGGCGTAGGGGTCGCGGATCTCGTTCCCGCGGACGAGGCGTTCTATTTTCCCTCGTCGCCCTCCGCGACCTGTCCCTGATTTTCAAGCCATGCGTAGAAGTGTTCTACCGTCGCGTCCCACTCTCCCGCTTGGCCTTCCGCGTACTCCTCGACTATCTCGCCCACAGCGTCTTTTATGCTGTCGTCTCCGAGGTTCAGCGGATCCGGGGCGAGGTCCTCGACCGCCTGAACGAGACGGTCGTCCGCCCCTTCGGACAGCCACTCTTTCACGGACTTACGTTCCGGGAGGAACGAGGTTTCCTGAACCTGATAGTCGAAAATCTCTTTGTAGTATTCTATGGCGTCGAACCCCTGTCCGCGGGACTGTTGGGCGACCCGCTGGACGACCTGATTTTTCTTGTCCCACGGGACGTTTTCTTTCGGGATAATGATGAACCCGAACGCCTTTTCGACCTCCTCGCCCTCGTCGTCTCGAACACGGATCTCTTTCCATACCTCCTCCGTGTCCGTCTCGTCTACTGTCGCGTCGGAGTAGGTCCCCGTCTCCGTGTCCTCCGGCGTGTTTTGGAACGGCATACCTACGAGGTGGTAAGGGAGTCCTAAAATGATATCGGACGCTAAGGAGTTCCGTCGCGGACCTACGCGAGGTAGCCGGACGAGGAGTTCGAGTCCGTGACGGTGATAGTGAGGCTTTCCGGAATGATGGACGCCTCGACCGTTACCGTGTCGTCGTCCGCGCCCTCGCCGCGAGGCGTCGGGTGGGGGACCTCCGAGAGGTTCCCGGACGCCGCGGAGATATCCACGTAGTCGCCGTTCGCCCGCGTGAACCGAATGTCCGAGGAGGTCCCGCCGTCGGTCGGGTTCAGCGCCTCACTATACAGCGTGTCGTCTACCACCGTAATGTTCGCCGTGAGGTCGTAGGAGACTTGTCCCCCGTAAAGAATCTCGTAGGGGTCCGGGGCGGTCCCGGACGCTATGTAGTGTTTCGCCCCGCTGTTCTGATTGATGGACAGCGTGAACTCCTCCAGCCGGGCGAACGTCTCGCCCGCGAACGAGAAGTTAGAGGAAATATCCGAGAACAGCCACGGGTTGATATCCGGGAACGTCGGGGCGGAGGTCGGGGCGGATCCGGGCGACACTCCGAGGGCGATAGTTTCGAGGGTAGTCGTGAGGCGACCCTCGTTATCAACGGAGATCTCGCCCTCCGTCGGGACGACCGTGTTGAACGTCCGAACAAAGTCGGACGCCCCGCCGCGTCCGAAGTGTGTCGCCTCGACCGTGAGGGCGGGCGGAGTCGGGGTCCCGCCGCCGCTGGACGCCCCCGCCGCGGTGAGGACGTGTTCGTTCGTCCCCGCGGAGGGACTGTCCGCTGTGAACGACTCCGACCCCATGAGGACCGCGAGAGGGAACCCGTCGTATAGAATACACGGATAGGACCCGCCCTCGTAGACGTATTGGCCCTCGGACTTTTGATTCATTTCCCGCCCGGTCCCGATTAGATACTCCTCGTTCCAGTTTACCTCCGGGTCCGGGTGTTCCGTCTCCTCCTCTATCTTAGATAGATGGCGGTCGGGCGTAACGGTCGTCCGCTGTGAATCCTGTAGCCCGACGAGGATTTGGGAGTCGTGTCCTTTCTGTGGGTCGCCGGATATACTCATGCGTTAGCCTAAGCCTACGTCGGGGGAGTCTTAAGAGTAGGCTACGGGACGGACCCGCCTATCCGGGCGTCCGGGAGTAGGCGGACAGGGTGAACGTGAACTCTATCGGGAACACGTCGAAAATCTCCTCGTCTCGAATTGTCGCGTTGTAGTCCAGCCGGTCCCAATTTCCGAGGTCCCGACCGGAGTTATCCAGCGCGTCCCGCCGGTTCGCGTGTGCGACCATAATCCGGTCTACCTCGGATAGGATCTCTCGACGACGGGCGTCCGACTCCGTGGTTTTCGCCTCCGCGAACACAGCGCCCTCATGGTCCCGGGTGTTCATCCCGCCCCGCCATGTCGGTAGATACTCCGCGGTGTCCGCGACGAGGATATACTCGTCCGTCCCCGGAGGGACGCTTTTCTCGTCCCGTCGCGCCCGGATAACGCCCGGTTGTGAGACGTTCGCCGTGTCCCACTCGTTCGAGAGGAGGTCCACTATCACTCCGACGAGGTTCAGGTCGGGGTCCCCCATGGCTATCTCCCCTCCTCCTCGAACGTGTCCCCGGTGTTGAGTTCCTGAACGTTCACAAACCCGGACTGTAGGAGGTTTCCGGTGTCGGTCGCCTCGTCCGCTATGATATCCTGTGAGACGCCGAACGCAAAGTCCAGAAAGTCCCGGACTATCTTAAACGGGGCGTGTAGGTCCTCGGAGTCCTGATATGGACCCTCTATCTGTGCGACGGATCCTTTCGCCTTCTCTATCGCCCTCTCCATGAACCGAATCGCTTTCGTCCCGTTCTCCGCTATCGCTTTCTGGACTACGAACGCGACCGCCCGCTTGTGTTCGTCCTTAGTCATGCCCTCGCGGAACGCTACGTCTTTCAGCCCCGCGTCGAGGTCGTTCCACTTCCGCCCGACCCACTTACGAATGGGGTCGAACGGAGGGGCGGTCCCGGCGTAGGACGTTTCCCAATTCACATAGGGGGCGTGGTCCGCGGTGTAGCCGAACGACCCTTCTACGTCGAACCCTTCGGCTATCTCGTCCAGCGCGTCGAGGTTCCGCGTCGTCTCGACTCTCGCCATGTGCTACCGCCTCCGTCGGTGCTTATTGATGGACTCCATGGCGTCCTCGCGGAGGCTGTCCGCCGCGTCGGTGAGGTCGAGGTCCGACTCCGCGGAGGTCCGGAACATGTCTCCGAGGCTGTCCATGCGGGCGATATCCGAGGCGACGAGTTTCGCTACCGCGTCCCGAATAGACGACGGGACCGACTCCGAGACGCCGGGCGAGGGCGAACTCGGGTCCGAGGTCCCGGAGATATTCCCGTTCGCCGCCTCGCCCGCCGCTGTCTGTTCGTCGTTTCCGTAGTTGTAGGAGACGCGAACCTGCGTGTCCTCTATCACACCGGTCCTCGCGGGGGACAGTCCCGCCCGGGTGAGTTCGGAGAGATCTATCTGTAGCCGCCCCCGTTCGGGCTGTAGATACCAACTTTCGCTTTTGAGGTCGTCCCCGCCGCCGAGGGTTTCCGTCCCGTCCGTGGTTATGTCCGCTACGTCGTTCCCTCGAATCAGTAGGATCTCCTCTACGGAGGCGATATGGAGGTGAGGGAGTTGGGCGGGGGCGAACGGTTCCGCGACCCGAGAAGGGTCCCGGTTCCGCCGACCGGAGGAGGTCATAGTCCGCCGCCTGTGTCGCTTGTGCTTTTGGTGGTGCGACAGTTTCACCGGAACGTCCCACGACTCAACCTTTCGCCGTCTCCATGCGCGGTTTGTCCGGTCGTCTACAAAGTCGGAACGGTCCATTAGCATACTGATAGCCTCGGACTGTCCGGGGTCGGAGAACGAGTCCCGGTTCCTGATATGCTTAAGAACGTCGTCGGGCGAGGCGTAGGGAACCTCGTCCACTAACGACGACCGGAGAGGACGCTGTGACATGTGTTTCTCTTACCGCCTACCGGGGGGCGACGTGTCTAAAAGGTACGTTACGCGACCGCGAAAAAGTGAGAACTCAACCCGGAACGGGGCGAGAGGGGTTCAGTCGTCTCCGAACGCGACGACCGTCGCCGTTACCGTCCCGCCTGTCGTTGAGGATCCCGCGACCTCGACCGTCGCCTGTGAGGTCCCCGAGGCGGAGGCGAAAAAGTCGCCGTCCGCGTCCCCGGAGACGAGAACGAACACGCCGCCGCTGAACGCCTCGTCCCATGAGACGGTGGTCGAACCGTCCCCGTTCGCGTCGGTTGAGAGGTCCGCGGTGTGGACCTCCGCCCGCTTGTCGAGGTTCGGGATCCCCCTCGACGAGTTGATAGCGTCGGGCATGGGTTTAGGCGACGTTCTGGATCCGGTGAAGGTGGTTGATACCCTCTCCGACGAACGCGCCGTAGGCGTCCACCGCGAACGTCTCCGTCGGGTCCGTCTTTGCCAGCGGGTGCATGGTCGCGTCCTGAAGCATGCCCATGTACCAGCCGGACATGTCCACGGACCACAGGTCCCG